CTCCGGTTTCCGCAATAGGACCTCATTATGCTTCACCGATATACCGCACTTCCACTGCTCAGTTCGGCCGTAGTCATCGGCGTATTGCATGGCGTTTAGCAACCGCTTGCGCTTGATGGGGTCCATATTCTCTATGGCCTCCAAAAAAGTAAACCGGCGCGACGGCTTCACTCCGACAAAAAACAAGTCCCGACAAGTCTTATGGAGCTGCAGCCAAAGGCCCGCATTCGGCGTGACCCCGGGATCTGCCAAAGTACGCTGCAAGATGCACGTATAAGTATTGATGGGCGAAGTGGAAGGCCTAACAAAATAATACTGATGCGCTGTCAACACAGTGGCGTCGGTGTCGCAGTCTGGCAACGGAGCGACCTCATCATCGTCATGCACGGGGGTTATAATGGGATAGATGGTGCCGGCCTCCTGATAGAGCCCAGGTTGGGATATTTGCTCCATAACGTGGCCTGCCAAGTCTGGATCCGTATAAGCCTCTCCATTTATCTCAACGTTCAACGTTGCCAACCCGTCGGCGCGTACCAAAGTCGGCACATAAGACGCCGAAGTTGACAACCATTTGGAAACCAATGGCAAAGGAATCACGAGTGTTTGACGCGCCACAGGTGCATAGCGCCACAACGCAAACAAAGCCGCCCAGAAATCTAGCGCGCCTCTAGAGGCTTCGAACCCCCGAGCAAAAGCGCGCAAAGCCACATACACGACCATAGTATTCCAGCCCAAATGCACTGCCCAGCGCAGCAAAAAGGAGTATAACCGATCGGTCCACGGGGCGTCTTCCCCCGGAGTGGCCAACGAAAACAAGCTGTGGGCAACAAAAGAAAACAAAGCTCCTGCTGGACTGCCACTCGCCAATTTGCACAATGGTTCCACCATGGCTGTAGCAACGAAGGCAGTCTTCGGAAAAAACGTCCTGGCCAGTTCCTCGACTGTGGCCGGAAGAACCGCACTGCGCAACCATAGGGAGACCAACTGCTCGACCCCCAAAAACGAGGGGAACCCTTGCACGACGGATGACAAAACCAACGGTTTGCAAACCTCAACGACCAAGCCCCCTGGTACGTCGGGCTGTGGCACCAAGTTGTGCACGACCTGATCAAATCCAAAAACCTGCTGAAAGGTCTCCGCCGCACCATATGGCAACCGACGAATGGCTCCTGACAATGAAAACAACAAATCCGTCTTGAACACAGAGCCAGAACGTCTTTTCACCACGAGGAATGCCAAAATGCCCGCCGCGGCCACGGCAATCGCCGCCGGAATCAACCTGGAGTTGTCAACGGTGGCAACTCCCTTCCGCACTCCGAGCAACCTAGCTTCTAAGTCACCGAATTGGCGCGCATCAGTCTCACCAACGATCACCGCCTCTTCCCTAGCTCCGTACAATATCATGCGCACCGTTCCGTTCGCCACCGCAGTGTGCATGCGGGGAGCACGCTCCAAAAGATGTCTATACAAGACAACCGAGGACATGGCGTTGGCAACGCTCGTAGCTATGGTCTCTTGCAATTGCGGTGTGAGCAATTTCTTCTGAAACAAAGCGACCTTGACCGCATGGATGCGAGTATCATACAACACACGGCTTTCCGGAGACCGAAAATCCAAAAAAGGATGGACTTTAGCTAGGTTGTCGACAATACGATCCGCCAGCGACAACTCCCTCGTGCGCGAAAGCATGGCAACTGCCACGCGACCACACATCTGCCCTTGAGGGTCGATCCGCGGCATCGAAGACACAAACTGCCTCTCAGGGCTGACCATGAATAGCGTGTACGGTCCACTGGCACCAATCTCAGAAATGGCCAACCCATCTAAGGTACGGTTCTGAAACAACCAAGAATTGTCTGGGTGTTGGGCGTAGCCCACCCCGGTGGGGTCAGGAAAAAAGTGGACCAAATCCCGGTGATTCTGATCTCTATACCACAATCCCTCATCATACAAATCAGAGTCATGCCCTAACTCTCCAAGAAACCTGCGCGTAACAATATAACCTGTTCCTGTGTGACTGGCATTGCACAATTCCAACAATGTGGCGGGGGACAACATGGTATTGTAAGAACCAAAGTCGTGATACACATCTTGCACCAAGAATGTATGAAAGCCCCTAGGGCAAGTCGTACGACGGAACTCCCTGGCAGCGTCGCCAGCAACTGAAAAATCGGGAGCTGATACAATGTTGAGTTTTCCCAAATTGGCTGGCAAATTCTCGTAAGTGCGCTGGTTACGAGCCCCCCCGAAATAATCCAACACAGTGAACTCTCGGATGCCGGAGGGGATAGCTCGACCCAAACAGGATTGCACAATGTTTGCTCGGTATGCTGCCGCGTGAGGGTGACCACACAAGGACCGCTTGTTTTGCACAACCATGCCAAGGCCTTCAAACTCGTCGCGCAGGACTATGGCAGGGGAGAAAAACAACACATTGGTTTTCACAGCGGTGCGCAAATCAATGTCTTGCACGTCATCGGCCTCCGCGCA